AGCCAAGCTGCTCTTCAAGGTGGGCGGTCAGGGCGGCGGTGGGGCGTGGACGGCGCTGGGCAACACGCGTGACGTGACCCTCAGCCTGGAGGCGGGCGAAGCCGACGTGACCACCCGCGCCAACGCGGGCTGGCGCGCCACGGTCGCCACGCTCAAGGAGGCCAGCGTCGAGTTCGAGATGGTCTGGGACACGGCGGACGCCGGGTTCACCGCCATCAAGAACGCCTTCTTCCAGAACGATCCGATCGGGCTTCAGATCCTCGACGACACCGGCGGCCAGGGGCTGCAGGCGGACTTCTCCATCACCAACTTCTCGCGGAACGAAGCGCTCGAGGAGGCCATCACCGTTTCGGTCACGGCGAAAGTGACGTACTCGGTGACGGCTCCGTCGTGGATCGGCGGCTGAGGCTGTTGGTTTGCTGTCGGGTTTGCGTCGGATTGCTGTCGGGTTGCTGAGCACGGAGGCATGGATGCGGACGTTCAAGGACAACGCGGGCCGGACCTGGACGGTGGACATCAACGTCGCCACGCTCAAGCGTGTGCGCGGGCTCACCGGCGTCGACCTCATGCAGGTCATCGAGGGGACGCTGATCGAGAAGCTGATCCGCGACCCCGTGCTTCTGTGCGATGTGGTCTACGCGATCTGCAAGCCCGAGGCGGACGCGGCCAGGGTATCGGACGAGGAGTTCGGCAAGGCGATGGCGGGCGACGCCATCGAGGCCGCAACCACGGCGGTGCTGGAGGAGCTCGTGGGTTTCTGCCCGAGCCCGAGGGACCGGGCCAACCTCGGGCGGGTGCTCCAGGCCACGAAGAAGATGATGGAGCGGGCCCGCGACCTGGTGGAGAAGAAACTGGACAGCGGGGAGTTGGACCGGCTCGCCGACCGGCTGCTGGAGACTGCTGGCGCCTCGTGTGGCAGTGCGCCGGCATCGTCGGTCTCGACCCCGGGCCCCTGACCCTGCGCGAACTGGTGGCCATGCTCGACGGCCGCCAGCGCCACGACTGGTCGATCGCCGCCGGCCTCATGGCGGTCATCGCCAATACCAACCGCGACCCCAAGCGATCCCGCCGGCTCAAGCCATCCGACTTCGACCCGTTCTCCCAGCGGTCCCGGCCCGTCAAGGTTGGCGTGTCGGTGCTCAAGGACGTGTTCATCGACGGCAAGTTCCCGCGTCACCCCAAGGAGGCTCACGGATGAAGAACCTGACGACCCGCCACTACGTCTACATCGTGGGCCTGCTGCTGCTGGCCCTGATACTCGCATCCTGCGCTGGCTTCGACCTCGGCGACATCGTCAAGGTCAAGACGCCCAACACCATCCAGCAGACCACGGGCCTGCCCTCGACGCTCAGCCTCAACGAGGCGGAGGTCGAGTACCAGAACTGGTTCAACGGGACGCAGACCACGGGCGCGCAGTGGAAGAACAGCATCGAGAAGGCCGGCGAGCTGCGCGGCCTCTTCAGCCAGCTCACGCTCTCGGCGCTTGACACCGTCGGGCCCACGGTCGCAGGGCTGCCCGTGCTCGGGCCGGCGCTGCCGGCGCTCACTGGCATCGTCGGGCTGTTCCTTGGCTCTGGTCGGCTCCGCAAGGAGAAGGAAGCGTCCTTCAACAAGGGCCTGGAGAAGGGCCGCGACTTCACCGGCGGGAATGGGACGGGGGGCGTGGGGGGCGGGGCCTCGGCGTGATCACCATGCGAATCAAGGACATGTTCTTCGACCGCCACGTCGTGATGGCGGCGGTCGACAACGCGAAGCGGAAGGTGCTCAGCAAGGCCGGCGCGTTCATCCGCACGGCGGCGAAGACCAGCATCCGCAAGCGGAAGAAGTCCGCACCTCCGGGATCGCCGCCGCACTCGCACGAAGGGAGCCTGCGGCGGCTGATCCTTTTCGGGTACGACAAGGCCGCCGACTCCGTAGTCGTCGGCCCGGTGGGCTTCAAGAAGAGCACCGCTCCCAATGTGCTGGAGTACGGCGGCGAGACAGTCGTCCAGTCGCGGCGGGGAGGAAGGCTCACGTCGCGGAAGGTGAAGATCGCGCCACGGCCTTACATGGCCCCGGCGCTGGAAAAGGAACGTCCGCAGCTTCCGCTGCTGTGGCGGAACAGCATTCGGAAAGGAGGCTCCTGAAGTGACCCGTTCAATGGCTATCAAAGTCGTTGTACCGCGCCTTCACGGCCGTCGCCACATAGACCTCCAGCAGGCATTGACACACCGGGTGGGTTTCTTCGACGAAGCGGAGGTCCATTCGGCGAATGCGGTCTTTCGCCTGTGCAAAGGCCGCTTCGAACGACGCCTCTGTCAGCAAGCTTGCCCTCGAACCGACCGCCCTGTAGGTCGCGTCGAGACGACCAGTCATCTCGCGGGCGAGCAGAAACGCGAACGAAGCCTGGTTGTGACCGGAGCTCGGTCGGACGTGCTCTTGAAGGCGCTCTCTGATGCGGCGGGAGCGGCCGACGTAGATCGAAGCGGCGCCTTCGGTCAGCCAGTAGATGCCGCTCTTCGGCATGGCTCCGATGGGCGGCAGCGTGGCGATGGTCACCGGCACCATTGCCATCAGTCGCTCCAGCGAGGGAGGCAACTTCTCGATCATGGCGGCAAAGTCGGGGTGGATCAGCACAGAGCAAGAGTATCGGGGAGCACGCACTAATGGCCGATACGCGCGGCATCCGAGCAGGCCGGGCCTTCGTTGAACTGGGCGTCAGCGACAAGCTGTCGGCCGGACTGAAGGCGGCCCAGAAGAAGCTCGAAGCCTTCGGCGCGGGGCTGCGCTCCATCGGCACCAGGATGGCGGGCATCGGCGTGGCCGCGATCACGGCGCTGCTCGGCACGGCGAAGGCCTTCTCCGACACCGGGGACGTGCTGGACAAGATGAGTCAGCGGACGGGCGTGAGCGTCGAGGCGCTTTCGGAGCTCAGGTACGCCGCCGACCTCGCCGGAACCGACATGGAAACCCTAGAGAACGGCCTCCGCGTCATGCAAAGGTCGCTCGTGGAGGCTGCCAAGGGATCGCAGGGTGCGAACGAGGCCCTCGGGCTGCTCGGATTGACCGTGGCCGACCTGGCGAAGTTGTCGCCGGATGAGCAGTTCAAGTTGCTCGCCGATCGCATCTCGAAGGTGCAGGACCCCGCGCTGCGGGCGTCCCTGGCGATGGAGCTGTTCGGCAAGGCGGGGACGAAGCTGCTCCCGCTCATGGCCGACGGGGCCGCGGGCATCAACGAGATGCAGGAGCAGGCCCGCAAACTGGGCTTGACGGTCAGCACGGAAACCGCCCGCGACGCCGCGGAACTCAACGATGCCCTCGGCACGCTCTGGAAGGTGCTCAAGCAGGGCGTGTTCACGATCGGCGGGGCGTTGGCGCCCACGATCAAGGAACTGACCGAGCGGCTCACCCGCGTGGTCGTGACCGCCACCGCCTGGGTCAAGGAGAACAAGGACCTCGTCGTGTGGGCGCTCAAGGTCGCCGCCGCCGTTGCCGTCGCGGGCGTCGCGATCATCGCCCTGGGGTACGTCATCTCGGGGATCGGTGCGGCACTGGGCCTGGTGGCGGGGATCATCGGCGGGATCGGGACGGCATTCGGCCTCATCGGTGCTGCCATCGGCGCGGTCCTCTCACCCGTTGGCCTGGTGATCGCCGCAATCGTCGCGCTCGGCGGCGTGCTGGTGGTCACTACCGGCGTCGGCGGCGAGGCCCTGTCGTGGCTCGGGGAGCAGTTCACGGCGCTGCGGGAGTGGGTCAGCAAGGTCGTGGGGGGCATTGCCGACGCCCTCGCCGCCGGCGACATCGCCATCGCGGCAGAGGTCCTGTGGCTCAGCCTCAAGGTGATCTGGCAGCAGGGCGTGGCAGCGCTGAACAAGGCGTGGCTCGGTGCGAAGGAGTCCTTCGTTTCGACCGCCTATTCCATGTGGTACGGCGCGCTGGCCGCCGCTGAGATCGTGTTCCACGCCCTCGAGGTCGGCTGGATCGAGACAGTCGCCTTCCTTTCCAAGACCTGGACCAACTTCGCCACCGGCTTCCAGATGATCTGGGAGGAGGCGTCGTCCTGGGTCGCCAAGCGGATGCTGGAGATCCAGGGGCTGTTCGACTCCGGGCTGGACGTGGACGCCGCGAAGAACGCGGTCGATCAGCAGTTGGAGTCACGACTCGTCGAGTTGGAGAACGCGGCCCAGCAGACGGTGGCCGCGCGAGAGAAGGAACGGGCTGCGGAGCGCGAGCAGTCCGCGGCCATCCACGAGGCCACCCTCGCCGCCATCGGGCAGGACTTCGAGGACGCACAGAAGGCGCTCAAGGACAAGACCGAGGCTGGGCTTGCGGAATCGCAGGCGG